GGGCCGGGCGAATGGCCTTGACGATCTCCGCAACGGCTCCACCCGCCGCGGCTACCAGAACCACAAACCCCAGCCAAACCCAAAAAGACGAAAAGATAAATCGCAAAAACTCCATGTCATTTCCTCCGTTCCAGCCTGTCGGCTATGTTCAAAATTCCTGCCATTGCTTCACGAATATTCGTGTCGGTGTTTGCCGTGATGGAAAGCACCTGTGCAATATCCCGTAATTCCTCCGCCGCTTCGACGATCTCCGCCGCCGCGCCGGATTCTTTCATGCAGGCCGGACAAAGCGGCAAGCCCTCCACCGTCGGCGCGCCGCACTTTTCGCACTTTCGGTTTTTCACCGCCTGCACCCCCTTACACAGGGTAGCCGAAAACAAAGAATGTCCCGGTCAATATCGCGCCCAGCAAGAACGCCAGCCACGCGATCATAAGCACCGCAAGGACGTTTTCGGCCCATCCCGCTACACGCAAGGCCCATCTTGCCGCCGCCAGCGGCCCACAGCGGCGCTGTGCGGCCCGCTTCGCTTCCGGGTTATCCCGGTTCAGGTCGTATGTATTCGCCTTTTCAGCCGCCGCCAGTTTCGGCGTGAAGTGCTTCCGCACCGTGAAGATCACCCAAAAGGCAAGGACGATCACGCTTCCCGCTGTCATTGCACTTCCTCCCGTTCTCTGGCCCATGTGCATTCCGCGCACTCTTCCAATTCTCCCGTTTCCAGCGGGCAAGGCTCCATTTCGGCCCACTCTGGCTTTCCACAATCGTATTTCATCAGTCGTTCTCCTTTTCTCCGGTATGCCCGCGCAGGGCAAGCATTTTTTCACGAACCAGCTTGTCAACGACGCGGCCCGGCGTTTTCTGCCCGCTCATGGTCATAAGCCGTTCGAGGTTATAGGCGGTCTGCGGTGTTACCCGAACCGTTAATTTCTGTCTGTGCTGTTTCTTCATTGCTCCCGCTCCTTTCGTGCGCGTAGTCGAGGAATAGAACCGCTCCGTTGAATCGGACCCGCCACGGTTCGAGGTCCGCCGCGGTGACGTATTTTCTGCCGAATCGCTCTTTCATGTCCCGCCAGACTTCCCACGGAACAAAGAAAAAGTCATTTCCGATTCCGGCGCACACAGCGGAGATTGCGCCGTGCTGGTGGTGATGTTCCAGCGCGGCCCGCTGTTCCTGCGTTAGAATGTCCCATTTCAGGCGGTCCGTGGTGGTGTACTTCGCTTCAAAGACGATAGACCGCCCGCCCGCAAGCGTCCCTTGAAAGTCCGGCTGTGCGCGGGCCGTGAACCGCCCTTTGAAAATCCCGTCGCGGCTCTTCTCCAACACGCGGAACGGTTCAGGCGTTTTGTCCACCGTCGCCCGCCCGCGGGACGCATACAACGCGCACGCGGCTTTTATGGCCTGCTCGAAAAAATGCCCCTGCGCGTTGTTGACCTTGTTTTGGTAGCGCATGGCCGCGCGCTGGTGATCTATCTGCATCGTTTATCCCTCCGTTTTCTCCCGCTCCCGTTCGTCATGGTCTGGACAGGGGAACGGCTCTGTCCGGTAGCACTCTTCGCAACATTCGTCGCACACGGCTTCCCCGCGGCGGCGGTAGTATTCGCAAGGGCGGACCCGCTCGACGGGCTTTCCGCATATCGCGCAATTCACGGCTCCACCCCGCTTTCCAGCGCGGCCCGCCGGGTGTGGTGGTTCATTCCCATCATCAGGGCTTCAAGTTTCAGGGCTTCTTCCCGGCTGATTTCCCGCGGCGGCGGCAATTCATCCCGTTCTTTTCCCTCCGGCGGGAAAATTCCGTTTTTTATCAGGAACGCGGAAAAGAATCTGTTCATTTCCTCTTCCAACGCCTCCCGGAAAAAATCATAGTCAAATTGAATTTCTAACCGTTCCGCCGCGGTGCATTCAATCCCTACTTGCTTTCGCTTTCTCCCCGTGTAGGCTCCGACGCGCTCCGAACCGACGCGGCCTGTTACGGCATATATCACTTGCAAGAGTAATTTTCGTTCAATAGGTGTTTTGTACCTGAACCACGCCCATTCCCGGCATTCCTCCGCAATGTCGGCTTCCGTGATTCCGTATTGCTTCATCAAGCGTTCAAGGGTGGCCGCGGCGGATTCCTGTTCCCCGGCAATGCCCCGTTCGGCCAACGCCTGAACCCGCTTGATCTTCTGCAAAATCCGTTCCCGCTCCTGTGTCATGGCTCTACGTCCCCCCATGTGTACGGCTCCCCGCCGCAATTATCGCGGAACAGGCACTTTCGGCAAGCGTCGTCCGCCGTCCTGCTTTCGCAGTATTCTTTGATGACAGCAACCGCGGCGTTCAATGCCTGCGCCTGTTCTATCAGGTTGTCCCGCTCCATTCGTGCAACCTCCGTTCACAACTCCACAATTCCGCCGATGTTGTCCACGTCTGCCCGTGTGACGCTCCGGCGTTTCAGGATTCCCGCTATCACGTCCCCGAACCGCTCCCAGCGGCCCGACACAAGGGCAAAATACCGCAATTCCGGGTTTGCCCGCGCCCGAATCTGCAAGCACTTCAAAGCGTGATCGTCTATTTCCATTTTCAGCGGGTAGACGGCAATTCTTCCCGTGTCCTTGTCAATTTCGCGGCAAATCGCCATAAGGCGCATAGGCTTCCGCGGCTCTTGCTCCGGGCGGCGTGGCTCCCGCTCGGACCGCCTGCAATCACAAAGTTCGCCCGCGTCCAAATGCGCCCCGCAATTCGGGCATTCCCGGTAAGGCGTTCCCATGTTGACCGCTCCTTTCTATTCTTTCTTCCTCAATTTCAGGTATATTGACCAACCCGTGAAATCGTTGTATTTGTACTCAATCCCGTAATCTTCGTCCGTCAGGGTCCAGCCGGGATATTTCTTTTCCCAAAACTCCCGCCCCGGACGTTCCCGCGCCCACTTCTCAATCTGCCGCCGATTGTACTTCCCGTCATTCGTTCGGCTGGTGGGGCGTTCAAGGTTCTGCGAGGAAGTCCACCGCTTCTTCCCGCCGCTTTGCTTCACAAGGTAGACACAAAGGGCGGCTATGCCGTTTTCATCGGCTTGCAGGCGGTCAGCGTTGCAAAATCCGATTCGATCGCCTTTCTTCTGGCCCTTGCGTTTTCGCTTCCTCCACAGCTCTTCCACCACGTCACGGTCTAACCCGCCGTTCATAACGATATGGTGATGAATACGAACGGGTGTGTCGCTGTTTCGTTTGGTGGTGTATGACGTGATCAGCAGATATTTCAGCGGCGGCAATCCCTCTTTCTCCCTGCGGTATGAAATCCGGCGGAGGTAGTTTGTCGCTTCCCGTTCCGCGTCCTCCACCGTGGCCGGAAGATATTTCGGGCTGTATGTAGCCGATACATGAAGCGCGTCCGGGTCGTCCCCGAAATTCAGGTTTCCAAGCTGGATAAAATATCGCCGGGCGTTTATGTCGTTCAGGTTCTTTTGCTTTGGCTCCGATTCTCGCACTTTCTTCGAGCGGGTCCGCCTTGTGGCTCTGTACTGCGCGTCTGTGTACTGGAATATGTCAACTTCCCGGTAACTCTTTCCGCAATAGATTTTCTTTTCTCTGATAAATGTTCGCACTTTGCTTCACCCTCTTTCTGCGGATGATGAAGCGGGCGTGTCCTGTCTTTCCGGTCTGCTCCCCGTCAGGGCGCAAAGGGGGAAGAGGGTTCCTATCCTGCGCCCCCTCCCTCTTCCCCCTTTGCAATCCCCCTTTACCCTCGGCGGCGCAAAAAGAGAAAGTGAAGAGGGAAGAGGACGTGGAGTAGGACCGCTGAACCCGTGCTTTCTTCCTGTCTGCGTAACAAGGCTTCGTCGGAATGATAATACCCATTACAAGCCCGCTACGCCGCATAAAAACGGCGTTGTTTCTTGACTTTTCCGCCGCTTTTTGCTATACTTTCGTTAGGTTGATAGATGATATATTTTCATCGGCGGAATCCGCTTCGCGTTGCTTTGCAGAACAACGCGGGGCGGTTTTTCTTATGTACTTTTTGCGGCGGCGGGG